GATACGTTATTACGTATAGTATCAGCTGTATGTATTAGCTCCACTCCGGTCCCCTGCGTTCCTGCTGTGTTGATCATAGTTAAGATAATATAATATGAGAAATTAAATTTCTATATTCTGGTGAAAAATAAAATTAATTATTTTATGATTGACCCAATGCTTTGGGATCTGATAAGAGTACACTGTATTCTATTGTTACCATGAACTCTACGCTATTAGCGCTTAAACCACCGGCTATTGTAGTTGCCGCCCATATAATATAAAAGGCGTCTCCGGTCGATGGCGGGTTTGAACCCATATCCGCACCAAGACGATCTTGATTATCACGAAGGTTTGTCACATTAAAGAATTTCTTAGCTGAAAAATTCTGTTTTAAATTGACAACGTTACCGTTCTGTAAACCTTGAAGTACACGCCAGGAACCAAGTCCTTGCTCTTGAATTGTTGTAACTGTAGTCGTGGGAAGTGTAGCAGTATCATGCAATAATACACCCACAATCGAATTTGAAGAGGCATTAACTGCCCCTGGATTTTTCAATATTCGAACATTAATGGTTGAACCTACAACAGTATATGTATTGTAAAACGGTTCCCATTGATCTCGACCAATAGGCTGATGACCAGCACCAGATTGATCAGGGTCGAAGATAGAGTTTGCCCTAAATGCATATTCAGCACCTATCGTAGCTGTATTACTAGGGCCCATTTGAAAACTCTGACAATAACGCAATTTAACCAATTGAGTTTTTGGAAAACCAATACGGTTTTTTCCAGAACTGCCAAAACTTGTCATTTGACGCGACATTCTCGCTCTATTTTGGAAACGTGTAACAGACTTCGCAGTCTTATAAGCGAAACGTTTCTTTGGACGACCAGGTTTTCTTGGTGGCATGAAAATCTATATGTATAATTTAGTTTTAGAAAATAGTTTTTTGGTTGAAAAATGTTCATTTATTTTTTCGTTGAGTATACGGGTTTGACGGTCCATACGCGATTCACGTGATTGTTCATCTTCTGGTGGCTGTTGTGCCTTTAGACAAGATGGAGGTTTCACACGTACCGTTATGACACTCTTGGTTTCAGTTTGATTGAAGTGAGTATTGTAGTCGACATACTTTACAAATCTTCGAATCTGGGCTTCTTTAATCATATATTTTAAGACGTAATCAACTGTATTTACGTTGCATTCGTCTATTTGAATCCTTCCCTTTGTTCTACCTGGTCGGTATTTATTTTGTTTATCTGCTTGATCGACACGCACCTGCTCACACCAAGCATCCCTAATACTGTCAATATCATGCACATTGAAAAGAATATAGTGATAGTGTGGGCGTTGCGTTTTTTTATCGTCTCCGTATTCCAATACTCCGTAGTATTTAAGTTTTGCATGTACCTGGGTTGTATTGTTTTGAATTCTTGCAAGTTCCTCCACAGATATAGCTTCCCTTTTATCGAGCCTTCTTTGATCTTCATAATATCTAAGAAATTTTATGAATTGTTTATGCTCATCTGTTGACCCTGTAGGGCCATCATCTCCATATATCAGAAACTCATCTTTATATGTAAGCGTTACGAAGTAACTGCTAAAGGAGTTTCTTTTTTCTTCCATTATCCTGAATGACCATTGTGCTTTCCTTTTTTTTAGGCACATCATACATTTACCACAATCCCCAGGAAAGTTATATATGAACCCGCCCTTGCCATCCGGCTTAGGCGGGTCATACCTGATAGAAAGTGGAGCATCACAAGCCATATCCCTTAAAGACTTGGTAACCCATTACGTGGTAATCTTCTAAGAATCTCAATTCCTATGTATGAATGAATATAACATTCATGCTCTCCAGCTTCAGCATCTACATTAAACACACGTCCTATGTCTGGAGTACATGTAACGAAGTCTGGATTTAACGCCGTACCGGCTGCCGACGTGAACTTGCGGCCTAAGTGGAATGATTCCCATAATGTACGCATCTGGCCACTGACTATGTCTGTAGAATGTCTTTCCCAGTGGTATTGTGGTACATAACCGAATATTTCCTCATTCCATGCTATATCTGCTTCATACCAGGAGAACCATACTTCTTTATTTTTCATTGGCTGATCACCAATAAGAGCGAATTGTTCCCACATGTAATCCATTTTTGTTTCCATCGTCCAGAGACGATCTGTTCCCTGGTAGTATGATGCTTTTGGATATACTGTAAGAATTGGGATTATGTAACCATAATCAGGACATGTATACATAAACTCCGGCGTATTATCTCTCACCATTGCCTTTCCTGTATATTGACCTACTGAATATCCTCCTGCTTCGGCAGTAGCCATTACGTCAGATATAATTACATCACCGGTATAACCACCAATCCATACCGGCTTATCTATCATAAGTGGATTAGGGTCCCAGTCAAAATTTCGTTTTACGAAATCTGACCATAGAATACCCATTCCATTTCCTTGACCTCCTGCTCGCATATGTCTCTCTAGGAATTCAGTCATTTGAGCCGCATATCTGAAATCGCGTATTGTTGATGAAAGCTGAAGTACAAAAGGTTGTGCAGTTTGTCCAAACAATCCATCTGGCCTTACTTGTAGGCCAGACGTTGCAGGTACACCACCATCTAATTCAAATATCTTTTGACCAACATATAACCCTGTTTCTTCGTCAGTTGCAAATGAAGGTATGAGAACATTAGACCCTAATTGTGGTGTGAGTGTAGCTACTGTATAGTAGTCTCTTGGCCAATTTCTACGAAGTACACGAAGACTAGGTAACATCGCATCAATGATATCTGACATATCGCCTGGTTCTAATGCCGTCCATAAGTCACCTTGAATATTTGGATTCCTAAAGAACCAACGCCATATTTGATAATATGCTGCAGGCGGCATAGCATTAATAGGATCCGTTGAGAATATCAACGTTCCTCCTGAAGGAGGCGAATTAAAACCCATGTAATTAAGAATACCATCTGTAAAGTTTGCATCCGAAAGAGTGTATTCTATGTAAGGCCATGTTACAGGCCCTGTTATTGGGTCTTGTTTCATGAATGATTCAAATGATGAAGTTGCGTTCCCCTGCCATAATGTACCGAGACGTACATAGAACCAATCCCATGTAAAATAGCATGTGTGCATGATTGGGAGATATAATTGTGCGAAACGCATCATTAACTCACACCTAAGTCTTGCTAATTCCCCAGGGTATACTAGCTTACATGCCATAGGAATTAACTCTCCCATTGTAAGTGTTGTTTTGTGGTTAAATGACTTATCTACCCAATTTTTTTTTGCGTGTTTCTCGAACCGTTCCGGTATCGTGTTTGAAGGTTTAATTGCCATGTTTTTTACCTTTTAGTTGCTAAGAGTATTATTTTTAATAATGATGAAATCCACTGTGGCATTGATTCAATATCCTGGGTTAATGAAGAATTAAGTAATTCTTCAAAACCTCTAATTTTTTTTAGCTGGTCCATAAGACCAGCCTGAGCTAATAGATTCTCTATTTGTTGCTTCGCTTTTTCTAAAGCCTGTCTTTTAGCTTCTACTTGAATCCCTTCTTTAAATGCAGTATTTTCTACTTCTACCTCTATAGCTTTAAGCTCCTTTTCGTATTTTTTAATGAATGCTTCCGCTCCTTTTATATCTGCATCCGCTATTGCTTTTCTGTACCTATTACTTTGTGTTTGACCTGGTGCTATCAGGTCTTTGACCTGAATATCCTTAGATAAATCTTCTGCTTGTAATTTTATATACTTTCCTTGCTGACTTGCTAGTGTACCTAAATGAGGGTCAATACTTAATTCTGGGACATTTTGTTGAGTTGCTACCTTTCCCTGATACATATAGGCAAGGGGCAGACCTGCCTGACGTAATCTTTTAAGTTGTGCTTTTGGGGCGTTGTATTTGTTTGCTGATACTGTTGAACCAATATCGAATAGAGCCTTTAATCCGGCTGCTAATAATGTTCCTCCTAGTATTCCTATTAATATTATTGGCATTTTTTTAGTTTTTTGAATAGAATTTTTCCATTCTATGCATTCCTATCCATAATACGACCATCATAAATTGAGGTCGTATATTTTGTGTTATCTCATGAATTTCTATGTGCTTCACTTCGTTTTTTTTTAATTTGATGAAACTCAAATTTTTTGGCCTTTTAAGACAAGGTTTAAAAGGCCCTGAAAAGGTATGCTTTTCTTTGTATTTGTTCCACTATGTTCCACTTATTTTTTATTGAGTTACTGCACTTCGTTTGTAACTCATTGATAATCAATTGTTTATTGATTTTATTTTTTTTATTTATTTTTTCAAAATAAATGTTTTTTTCCCCCATCATCAGGGCGCTGTGAAGTAAATCGCTACGCTCCCTGTCGTCTTCTTCGTAAACTCATCATCCTCCTGGTCACTGGGCTCTTCACTTTTACGCTTCCGGATTCGCTAGCTTATCCTTAACTGAGGATGGGGTACACTTCCTTTACCTGTGTGCTGACCTCGGTCAGCTTTGCAAGGGTAAAGTGAGTGTGTGCGCTTCAATTCTGGGAATTTTGCTTTTTATTTTTTACGTTCGCGCGCTCACGTGTTCCCTCCCTCCGGTCGGGGATTCTTCCGAAGGTGTCCTTCGGACGAATTTTTGTTTTCTTTGTCCTCATTGCCGGACGGGCTAGTTTTTCCTAGTGATGTTATTGTCTGTTTTTACTGTTGTTGTTTTTTCTAATGAAAAAGGCCCTGGCATTCAGCCAGAGCCTCTCTTATATGGAAACGAGAACAC